CGATGCAGCCGTGCTGGAGTCGCCAGACGATGCAGCCGTGCTGGAGTTGCCAGACGATGCAGCCTTGCTGGAGTTGCCAGACGATGCAGCCTTGCTGGAGTTGCCAGACGATGCAGCCGTGCTGGAGTCGCCAGACGATGCAGCCGTGCTGGAGTTGCCAGACGATGCAGCCTTGCTGTAGTTGCCAGACGATGCAGCCGTGCTGTTATAGCCTTTTGATTTCTCTTTGCATGACTTGTAATATTCCTCAAATCCGGTTGTTGCTATGCCAAAAACCTCTGCCAATGCGTCGATTTCTAATTCGGCTTGTGATTTTTCTTTTGTCATTTCGTTATCCCTATTCTTTCTCCGTTATTCTTTCGGGAAAAGCTGGTTCACAATTCCCTCGATTTGCTCTTTACGGCGCTCCGCCATTTCGATGTCATCCAGGGCATCCGCGATTTTGTCGAAGTCGATTTCTTTATCAGTACAGAACTTCGTAACCTCGCGTTGCTTGGTAAGGATGTTACGGGCACATTCCGAAAGTTTTTGATCTGCTTTAGCCCGCGCCTCTTTCTCACGAATAGGAGCCATTTCGGCATCGATCTGTTGGTCTGTCATTTTCAGAAGCTCGTGGTATGGTTTAATTTGCATTGTACTTTCCTTTCAAAAGTAAGATTTTATTTGATTGCTTTACGTGTTCTTTTCTCATGCATATGAATAGGTCTGCCGCCACATCCTCATTCCAATGTTTCCAAAAGTTGGGAATGTCTAGAATTGGCCATGAAGAGCCGGATACGCCAACAAGTCTTACATACCGTTGGCGTTTTTTTGTTGCTATTACGCATCCGATTCCAGTCATGACAGTCTACTTCACACGCCAAACGCGCTTGCCAGCATCGGTTGTACGGAATGCAAATGTTGCATCATTTTCCTTGCCCCAGCGTCCCGCCTGGTAATGGACGGTTTTAATAACCGCCTCTTTCGTTCCAATCAGAAAGGAATCACCCGGCTTCATTGCCTTGAACAAATCGCTGTACGGATTCGGCTTCTTGCGTGATTGCAGCGGAATGTTGCGGTCAATCGCAAACGGAAGACCTCCTGTACGGTTTACGGCAATCTTTAATTTGGTATTGGCCTTCATAGTGAACTCCTTTGGTTGGTTGTTGGTACTTCCGGTAAGTCTATAAATCCCTTCACGACCCAGGTAACGGCGGCATGAAATCCTATCTCGTCACTTGGTACTGCCGTTTCAGGCCATACGCCTGTCGGCTTGCGCTTGTTATGCAGCTTGAGCAGAGCCACTCGGTTGCCGTCGATAACGGCCTTACGCGTTCCCTGCTGTATGATGAGTGGGGTTGTCATGAGTGCCTATTTACCTCCCGTTCATTAGCTGATTTTGTACGTAGCATTTCAATTCTGACTCTCTCAGCCTCAAGCTTTCCCTTCGCACGGTTAGCAAGCCTTTCAGATTCCACCATGTCTTTAACGTATGATTCGTACTGCGGATGACGATAAGCATATTGCTCCTTTGCTGCCGCCGATCCTTCATTGCATTCATTGGCAAGCGTATAGAGGGTTGGCTTTTTCATCTCTGCCCTCAGGTCAGCAGCGGCCTTCTTATCCGCGTAGTCATCACTGAAAGACAGAAGGCGTTTCGCTATTGCGTATGGGTCGATATCGCTCATTAAAAAGGAATCTCATCGGATAGGGTTTGTGGAGTTGATTTCTGCATTTCTTTCTTTTCTTCATCGTCTGGAAATAGGGAGAAATTTAACCAATCTCCCGAAGCTTCGATGAACTTTTTGAATTCATCGGTATTCTTGAATGACAGTTGCAAATTGCCGTACTGGTTGGTTTTGATGTTGCCAAAAGTCCACCACTTTCCAGTATCTTTGCGTTTACCGCTTACCTTGTAATTCATGCATTGCTCCTGACTTTGTTAAATCCTTGAGGCATTCCAGCCTTCATCATTTCCCGCTGCTCAATATCGAGCTTGCAGTTATCTTTCGTTATCTCTAATTGTTTATAAATCTCAGGGTCAGAACGCTTGAATACCGTCAATTCTGGTTGATATTTTTGCCATATCGCCGCCAAATCCTGTTTGGTGGATTCTTCATCAGCGGCGCAGGAAATCAGTTCGTCTTTTATTTCAATCCAACGGGAATTTTGTTGGCGAGCGGTTTCAAACCCGGCTCGTTTTTCGGGCTTTACGTGCTTCCAGGGGTCACCAATCCAGCTTTGCCATTTACCGTTTGAGTTTATATTGCATGGAACCCATACGGCTTCTAAGTCATAGAGATATCTTCCGATACCCCAACGAACGGCTGCACGTTTGAAAGCATCCGATAAGGCACCCTTTTCCGCTTCGATATCGGAATCTCCGGCACCGTCAGCTTTCCATATCCACTCGATGATTCCAGTTTTTTGGTTGTCTACCAAAATACCAATATCGCAAACAGTCTTCCCATTGGCATGGCTGTATTTGCACTGCCATCCACCTGGGCCGCAAACATCGTCAAGGCGGTTCATTACGTCTCTAGCGTCGATATACGCAAGAGCAAGCGCCTGGGAGTTTCCATTATCCTTCTTGCTAATATGCTGAGCCCTCCAGCTTACGGAGTCCTTAGGAAAGGGGGCGCGCAATTTATCAAAATCAACCATTGCTCATCTCTTGCGGGTGTTCTTCAAAATATTTAGCCGTTTCTTCATTCCGTATATCGTCGGCAAGTCTGTCGAAGTCCTGCGCCAGCTCGCGGTATGTCTGCTCATTCAGATTGCTTCTAACGATGTTAAGCAATGCTCTTAGTTCCAGTATTTTCATGTCGTCTCATCCGCCAATGTAATCTCACGGCACTCCGGCACCTCATCATGCCAATCACCGCCCCATGCACACAGGGGGAGTGGAGCACATCCAACCAACGCCAGAAAAAGCGTTGCAATGGCCATGATAATGAATACCGTGAATGCTATGCGTATTCTCACAGTATGCCCCCGGCCTTCATGAGAAGGAGGACTCCGAATACATAGATAGAGCTAAGTATGCCCATCTCATGCTTCAGGCGCTTTTCGTCGGACGCCACAAGGCGCTTGTATTCTTCGTATGAACTCATAACTCTCCCTTTGCGTAAGATGCCGGATTCTGCCTGAACGGGCGTTCTCCGAATAATTGAGCGAATACCTTCTCCGTCGATGCGGTAAGCTCGCTAATCTCAGAACGCATTGCTTTCTGGTTCTGGAGCATTACGTCACCAAAGGAGGTTTCTACGATGTCCCGCATTTCAGCCCGTTCGGCTGCCATGCTTAAGATTTTATGTGTGTCCATGGCTACTTCCCCAACTGTTCGTTTAAATGGGATTCGCACATCGAATAATGCATGGCCTCTGCCTGCGCTCTGGCGGGGTCGTAATTATCCAGTTTGCATTTGAGCAAGTAGAGGATTCCATGCTCCAGATCGTCACTGACGCCATCCCGCAGATCGTTTAAATGCCCCTTAAGCATGTTGAGGCATTTCTTCATGTGGCTATCGTGCTCAACTTCACGGGCGAATTGATTGATAACGCCCTCCATGCCGGTAATGATTGACAGCAGGCCGGTATGCAGGGTGTTCGCCTTATCCAGGTCGCTTTCGTAGGGGTTGATTGAAAAGTCCATTTGCTAACTCCATCGTTTGTTGTGATGAAGCTAGTTGTATCCGATATGGATACATTAGTCAACAACAAAAAGTATCCAAATCGGATATATTTTATTGCACCATTAAAAATAGGGGGTTAGTCTAATTACAGCTAAATAAGCTTGCCCTTGGGTTATCCCGCTATCATGGGAAATAGGGCTTCAAGGTCTTTGGGAGAAAAATCTAATGGAATTTCTACTATTCTATCTGGCGATAATAGATGTATTGAAACAATTAGCAGGCATCCCCCATCGGCTATTTTATCTACTCGAAAACCCTTTACAGAAAAAATTTCTCCTGGCCTCAGATCGTTCCTATCGATGGGCTTGTCACAGCCGGGTACGGTTTTGCTCTGGAGCTGAGCAATCAATGCGGGGAGATTATAACGATTCAATATAACTTCCTTGGCGCTATTATTTTCGTCCTTGAAAACCAAGCGCACTAGGCTTCCGTCTGGATTAATGGATGTCTCACATTCCCATACAAGAAATGGTTTCTTATCCATGACTAGCCCATTATCTTCTTAATACATCGCGTAACGATATCATTGCGCTAGAAAGCAATGGACAAGCCCCTCCACTTTGAAGCGGGCATGGATGGGTTGGGGCCTTTGGGCATCTATCCACTATGTTTTTGGCCTTTTCTAAAAGGAAATCGACATCGCTTGAAAAGTTATCATTGCTCGGTTCCATGCCATAGCTCCTCAAGGGTGGAATAGGAGCCTATATATAAGTTTTCCATAAATCAACTCAAAGTTGTTTTTAAATATCATTATTCTATTAATGATACTAGGCTGTCTTTAGAATTAATGCCGCCATTGGTTCATTGGGTGATGTATCTTGGCCTTTGCGCCGGTATTCCATCACGTGATTATAAAGCAGGGTGGTATACGCGATGGTGGCGGCCAAATCCAAACGAAGTCCTTTATTTTTTGCAGCGGCCATAATTGCTTCAGCGCATCGCTGCATTAGCTCTTCATCGGCACGATAAATCTCACCACGTGAAGAGGACGGGGAAATTAAATCTATTGGGTTTCTACCAAGCCCACGAGCTATTTTTTCTATCCATCGAGTCGTTAGCTGCATATCGCCCTTTTCAAGCTTCATAATAGTAGCCTTGGTTGTGCCAACTTTATTAGCCAGCTCCTCCATTGACATATCCGCCGCTTGGCGAAATTCTCTGATTCGATTTTGCATACTCAGAGTTTCATTCCGATTGGGATAATTACTAGAGCCTAAATCGGAAACAAAAATACTTGCGTCTCGTATCCGATTAGGATACAGTGTGGGCATGCAGTTATCAGAATATCTCAAATCTACTGGCATTTCAGTTGCTGAATTTGCTTCTTTAGTGGGCGCGAAAAGTCGCGCTACCATTCATCGCTATATAACCAATGTGGCATCTACAAAGCGTTACCCCAGCCCATCCATGATGAAAAAAATAACCTTCATTACGCAGGGCAAGGTTACAGCTAACGATTTTTATGGTCAGCCTTCAAAGGTTAAAAACGGAGGCAATAAATAAACATATTTAACTAATTGTCAATCTTTAATCTAAGAAAACCGCCAAAAAGAGCGGTTAATTTTTTAACAAATGCATAAAAAATTCATAAGTAACGGGCGTTAAAACATCAGGGGGATATATGAAAACCACACTTAAACGGCTTATAGACCAGCTAGAGAAGGCCCATACTGCCGAAAGCCCTATTTTATGCCGTCAGTACGTTCTGCTTTCTCTGGGCATTGCAGAAGCTTTATTTGATAGCGCTCCGGTTGAAAATCATCCATTCGGCGGCGGTCTAATCGAGGCCATTAGGCAGCCTTGTACGGATTAGGTCATGGCGGCGATGACCAAAAAAGAGCGGGAATATGCCTCAAGAGTTGCTGAACTCGGCTGCATCATTTGCGGTGGTATTGCCAGCATACACCATGCCGGTACTGGTGCTGGTGGAAGGAAAGACCACAGCAAGATTTTACCAATTTGTTACGCTCATCATCAGGGGCATGAGGGCATCCATACGTTAGGCCGTAAGGCATGGCAAAATCGTTACGGAACCGAAACAGAGCTTCTTGAGAAGGTGAGGGAGCTGCTATGAGCGGTTACAAGGTATTTATTCCCTCGTGGCGTCCCAAGAGCTTAAACAGCCTATTCGTTCATTGGGGTAAGGCTGCTCGTCTTAAGAAGGCCGACACTCAAACAGTATGGGCTTATTGCCACCAGATACCCAAGGCAACCACAAAGCGCCTTGTGCGGGTTAAAATATACCTTACGGGCAGACAGAAGCCCTACGATCAGGATAACTGCTGGAAGAGCCTTATGGACGCTCTGGTGAAGAACGGCCTCTTGGTCGATGACAGCAACAAATGGGTTGAGACGCTTCCCGTAGAATTCATCAAGCGGGCATTCAGTCCAGGCACAGAGATTTACCTGCAAGATATTGAACCGCTTCCCTCGGCAATCGCAGAGGGAGCCGAGCACGATTACGTTACGCGCCCGTCTAAGCCAGTTGTTGTTATGGAGGAATTATGAGCTTCGAGCGCATTTACTCCTACATCATATCTAGGGTTCCATTCCTCGGGGCTAATGCCAAAAACCCCTCTATCATAACCGAGTGGCTTGCTTCCGGCTACGACACCGACAAAGACATCATTCCTGCCGTTGATTTCGTGTGCAAGAGGGGCGTGAACACCATTAAGGGATTCGGCTGGTTTACTGGAGCTATTCGCTGGCAGCATCAAAAGCGCATCGAAGCTCAATATAAGCCGAAAGAAAAAACCCAGGCAGAAGCAGATGCCATAAGGGCTAATAACATTCGCTGGCACAAAGACAGGGGAATCACCTCAACCAAGGTTGGCCCGCAGGACTTCGCTTGGCTTGAGCAATACGAAAGGAAAAAAGAAAACGGCCTGATGAACGGTTAGAAATAAAACGGCTGCGTCAGGCGGCATAGTGGCATTACAGCGGGTTCGGCAAAGTGCCAAAGTGGATGACTCAGGGGTAACCCGAAGGAACCACTTCCGAGCGTATGATTGCGTAAAAGTTCCTTGGCCTCAATGGAATCAATACCAAGTGAGGCATGTCTAAGCGGTAGCGGCTCCAGTGGGGCATATCCCGGCATGAGTCTAAATACAGGCTAATCCCTGTAGGTAGACTCTCTATGCCATCACAATAGCTCACCAGTGAAGCATATACCACTTAAGTAAGTAATAAGCACTAGATGAACATTAACTTTAATATTACGCGGCATTTTTAGAATGATTGATTTTATGGCCAGAGGGGTGATGGGGGTTTGCAAACAGTTTCTTCTCTGGCCGCCACAATAGCCCAGCAAGCAGGTGGCGTAATGCAAATAACGGCTTGCAGCAGGAGCATGGGGCGACCACATAAAGCGCTCTTTACCCGCAAGGGCTATGTGATCCTGCATAGGGGTAAATAGATTCGGATGCGGAATGAATGTAAAATGTTATTGCAAGCAATAGTTAATACAAGCGTTTAGGAGCTAAACTTGGCAAGCAGGATAACCCCGTCTAAAGGCTCAAAGCCAGATAAGTTATGGCGAGATGCAATTGCCGTTGCGGTGCATAGGGCAATTAATGAGCAGGAAAAGAAAAACAATCTTGCTGCATTGGCGGAGAAGCTAGTTGAAAAAGGATTATCCGGCGATGTAATGGCGCTTAAGGAAATAGGCGACAGACTTGATGGCAAAGCTTCACAAGATATTAACGCAAAGCTCGCTGGAGCGGTTACTGTGAATGGCAAGGTAGAGTTTGTCTGATTACGAGATAAACTTCAACGCCAAGATTCCCAAAGTATTTAAGAGCCTATTTAAGCCAAAACGCTATAAGATTTATTATGGCGGGCGAGGAGGAGCTAAATCATGGGGATTCGCAGATGCGTTGCTTATTATGGGCACACAGAAGCCATTACGCATATTATGCGCCCGTGAACTACAGAAATCCATTGCCGACTCGGTACACAAGCTCCTAAGCGATCAGATAGATAAGCTTGGGCTGCACGAGTTCTACGAGATCCAAAAGACCACAATCCTTGGTATTAATGGCACCGAGTTCCTGTTCAATGGACTAAAGCATAATGCGCGTGAGATTAAATCCACTGAAGGCATTGATATATGCTGGGTGGAGGAGGCAGAAAACGTATCTGATGCAAGTTGGGAATTACTTATACCAACGGTACGTAAAGAGGGTTCTGAAATATGGATTAGCTTTAACACTAAACAGCCAACAGACGCCACATATCGGCGCTTTATATTTGAAGCCGATGATGATTCGATCATTCAAAAGGTATCTTATAAAGACAATCCGTTCTTTCCTGACGTTTTGGAACGAGAACGATTAAGGCTTAAGGCCAAAGACCCTAAAGCCTATGAGCATGTATGGGAGGGTGAATTCGATACGCGTTTTTCTGGCGCTGTCTATGCCAAGTGGATGGCAGAGCTTAAGGATAAGGGGCGCATTACCGATAGGGTAAAACACGATCCTGATTACCCCGTATCGACGCTATGGGATTTGGGCTTTGGCGATACATGCACACAATGGTTCTTCCAGGAGGGACCGGGTGAGGTGCTTATAATCGATTACTACGAGAACAATAACGAAGGTATTGGGCATTATTGCGAGATGCTGCAATCAAAGCCTTATAAATACCGCGCCCATTACGTGCCGCAAGACGCTGGCAAGAAGCTTATGGAAGCCAGCGGCAGATCAATCGTTGAGCAGGCTTGGCAAGATTACAAAGTTAAGATGACGATTATCCCGGAGACAACCCACGCTAACCGGCATGAAGGATTGCGTAAGGTGCTTCCATATTGCTGGTTCAATAGCGACACATGCGCTGCTGGCATTGAGTCGTTAATGGCATACCATTACGAATACGATGAGGATTTACAGATATTCAAGAAGATACCTGTGCATGACTGGTCAAGCCATGCTTCATCCGCCCTAGAGCTATTGCCAAGCGTGTGGAGAGGAAGAACGCCGATTACCGTAGAGGACATGAAAAACCAAGCCATACGTAACGAGTTCTTTAGAAAGCGCAGGAAGAATAAACTTGAACAGGAAGACCCATACAGGATTAAGCCGATGGGTAAGAGATGAATATCTCCGTCTATGATACAGGCCACGAAATAGCCGATACCATTGCTAAATCATTAGTAATGGGTATGGAGCAAAATATTGAAGCTGATGTAGCGATTGGCTATGGGATATTACGTGGCATGGCTGCAAACTTACGAAAGCATAAGTACTGGTTTGAACTAGACCGTGGCTACTTCAACCCAGGCCACTACGACGGATATTACCGAATAAGCTATAAAGGCACACAAGCTAGATATGATGCGGCATATCCCATCTCTAAACAATATGAGTGTGAGCTAAAGCCGACTAGACCATACGATAAATCAAAGCCAATATTAGTATGCCCACCCACTGATGTTGTAATGCGGTTCTTTGGCCTGGATGATTGGCCATGCAGGGCTACAAGCAATTACGTAATACGCCATAAGGGTAATCCAAATCCCATCAATTGGGATGATTATTCCGCATGCATAACATTTAACTCAAGTGTAGGCTGGCAGGCTTTAATAAATGGCATTCCATGTATCTCTGATCCACATCATTCTGTGGTGGGGTCATACTATAACCCACTAGGGGTAGATATTTCACTTGACGAATATGTAGAACTGTTTAATAATGTGCCTCGCAAACCTCTATTAGACTTTATGTCTTCGCACCAGTTCACTCTGGCGGAGATCAGTAGAGGTGACGCATGCAGCTTGATAAATTACTACCTCTCAAACTATATATCGGCTGGGATTCAAGAGAAGCCGTTGCGGCAGATGTCTGTAAGCATTCCATCGCCAAACGCACTACAACGCCGCTTTCAATCGAATATCTGAAGCACCGTGATTTACGCAAGCGCGGTTTATTCTCGCGTCCATGGATTACGCTTGGCGCATCCGGAAGCTGGATTGATCCAACGGATGAAAAGCCGTTCAGCACTGAATTTTCCCATACCAGATTCCTTGTGCCGGAGTTAATGCAGTACAAGGGATGGGCGCTATTCCTCGATAGTGACATGATATGCCTTACCGATATCGCCAAACTGTTTGCGCTTTGCGATGATAAATATGCCGTAATGTGCGTTAAGCACACGCATGTGCCGCCGCTTAATTCGCATAAGATGGATGGCCGTGAGCAATTACGTTATCGCCGCAAGAACTGGTCATCATTCGTGTTATGGAATTGCAGCCATCCAGCCAATGCCAGGATTACTAAGGAAGCCGTTGGATTCATGAGGGGAACGGATTTGCACGCCTTCTCATGGCTTACAGACGATCAGATAGGCGAATTGCCTCCGACATATAATTATATCGCTGGGGTTAGTCCCAAGCTTGCGCCTGAGCGCGGCGGTATTCCCGATGTTATCCATTACACCGAGGGCGGCCCATGGTTTCCTGAATGCCAGGAAGTACCATATGCAGGCATGTGGATTCAGGAATACGAAGATATGCAATGCAACGGCGAGATGGTTATTTGCGATGTTCCCAGTATTGCCTATGAGAAAGAGGAGATCATTAGAAAATGACAATCGCTCTTCTTTGCCCAACGCGCTCTCGGCCAGAACAATGCAAGCGCATGATTGACTCATCTTATGCAACAGCAGACAAGATCAATGTTTATATCGGTCTGACAATAGGCGACACATCCACATACGAGATAGATCCTAAAAGGGGTGCTTATATCGCATCATTCCATGACGGTATTCCCACCGTACATAAATGGAATCTGCTTGCTGAGGAGGCATTGGCGAATCCCGATAATAAACTATTTATGCTCGCATCCGATGACATTGTATTTACAACGCCATGTTGGGATAGGGCGCTTCTCGATCATTACAGTGGCCTAGAGAATAAAATTCATGTTTATGCGTTACAGGATAGCCGTGATCCTGAGGGCACTCCGCATCCCATCGTTACGCGTGAATATATTGAGGCGATGGGATTCTTCCTTCCACCACTATTCCTACACTGGTATTGCGATACATGGACGGTAACGATAGCCAGATCGAATCATTGTTTTACCCATCTTAAAGACTATCTGCTTGTGCATGATAAGCCATCCGATAAAGGGCAGGGCGATGCCACGCATAACCGCATTCGCCAAATGGGATGGAAAGAGCGCGACGGCTGGGTGCATGAAAACCAGCGCTATACCACGCTAGGATTTTATAGCCAGCAGCTGCGAACACATATGCGGGATGCAGCATGAGAATATGGATAACCGGCATAGCGGGGTTCTTGGGGTCGCATCTGGCAGATGTATTGTTGGCGCAGGGTCATACTGTATCTGGTAATGATAGCATGATATGCGGAAACCCAAAGAACGTGAATAAGAAGCTTGCATATACCTATACCGATTGCCGTAGCTTTGAGCCGTTAAGCGCATTCATGCGCGAATTTAGGCCGGATGTAGTAGTCCATTGCGCTGCTACCGCCCATGAGGGATTAAGTTCATTCAGTCCATCATTTATTACCAGGAATATCTACGAAGCGTCCGTAACGACATTCAGTGCCGCTATTGCAGCTGGTGTTAAACGCATTGTTTATATGTCAAGCATGAGCCGGTATGGCAATGGCGATCCCCCCTTTGCGGAAGATCATTGGCCAGGGCCAGTCGATCCATATGGCATAGCCAAGGTTGCCGCAGAAGAAACGCTTAAAATCCTTTGCAATACACACGGAGTAAAATACGCGATTGCTGTCCCTCATAATATTATTGGCATACGCCAGCGCAGCAATGATCCTTATCGGAATGTTGCCGCAATTATGATTAATCGCTGTAAGCAAGGCAAATCGCCGATCATCTATGGCGATGGCTCACAGAAGAGATGTTTCAGCCCCGTTGCCGATTGTCTGCCGTCCCTTATTAAGATGGTAAATGGCGAAGCCGACGGCGAGATTGTCAATATCGGCCCAGATAATAGCGAAATAACCATCCTTGAGCTTGCCAATATTATCAAGCAGATCACGCATTGCGATCAGGATATTATGTATATGCCAGGTCGTCCTAATGAGGTACATGACGCTTATTGCTCAAGCGATAAAGCCCGCAGATTGCTAGGTTATGAAAAGAAGCAAAGCCTTCGTATGTGCCTAGAAGAAATGGCTGAATATATCAGGCCGCAGCCCTTTGATTATGATTTCCCTATAGAAATTACTCAGGGTTGCCCCAAGACATGGATTGGGAGGCTGATGTGAAGTGCGCTTATAATAATTGCCGTAAGAAATTCAAGGCAATAAAAACCTTTTGCCCAAAGAAATATTGTTCGAGAAAATGTAAGCAGCTTTCTGCACGGCAACGAGCAATCAAGAAAAATCCAGAATATTATCGGGAGTTGCAAAGAAGATGGACTGCTGCATGGAAGGCAAAAAAATGCCAACCATAGCAATCTCCGGCGGTTTTGATCCTATACATGGCGGTCATATCGACCTGATCGACGAAGCATCCATCTATGGCGATGTCGTTGTTATCCTCAATAGTGATGACTGGCTCACACGCAAGAAGGGTAAGCCATTTATGAAATGGGAGCACCGCGCAAAGGTAATGCGTAGTATTAAGGGAATTCTCAATGTTATCCCCGTGGATGATTCAGATGGCACTGTATGTTCGGCGCTTCGGCAGTTAAAGCCTGATTATTTTGCCAACGGAGGTGACCGCACGAATGAGAATACGCCAGAACTAAAAATATGCGCCGATTATGGCATTAAGCCTCTATTCGGCATAGGTGGCGATAAGACAGGTAGCAGCAGTGCCTTAATTAGGGGGGCCATGCAGTTCCATGATTGGTAATCGTTTGGTATTTCGCACATGGGGTTGGTATCTGGTATTGCTTAACCGTAAGCGCTTCAAGGTGAAATTATTGCGCTTCAACGGTAAGCGCAGGATGTCCCGCCAATATCATAAATTCAGGAATGAATTATGGCTGTTTCTTACAGGCGCGCATAAAGGCACTTGGCGCAAGCATCACAAGCGCAAGGAGCATACCTATACCGGGGATAAGGCATTGGTTATTGAAATCCAGTATGGCTCCAAATGCGAGGAGAGCGATATTGTCAGATTATGAATCCAATATGCATTATTCCGGCGCGCATGGCCTCTACACGACTGCCGGGAAAGCCGTTGATGGATATAGACGGAAAGCCAATGGTCGTGCGGGTGGCGGAACGTGCAACAATAGGGATGAAAATGCTGCAATTTGACGAACTTTGGAAGAAGATAAACGAGCGCGGTTCAATCGTTACCGTGCAGGAATACCATGAGCTTAAGCATGTATTTAATCTCATGCAGGAAGCCGAATCTTATCTTGAAGTTGGAAGCGCCGAGGGCAATTCTTTGTATGTGCTTTCACACGCGCTAAAACCGGGCGGGCATATCACCTATATTGATTGGGATGAGCCGCATACCAGAGAACCGCGCAAACAGGTTGTACAGGATATATGCGACAGGGGAATCAGCGTTATAGGCATACATGCAGATAGCAATGACTTTATCTCCAAAGATCAGATTAAGGATTACAAATACGATATCGTTCTAATCGATGCCGGCCATGAAGATTTCAATGTAGCAATCGATGCCATGCTGTATGGGCCTCTAGCTACGAAATATATCATATTCCATGACATCATGCTTCCTGACGTTGCCAGGGCGTTTAAATGGTACGCGGCACAAAGACCGGATTGCAAGATGAGCATGTATGTCAATAGCCAGACATTTGGCTATGGAATTTTGGAGATAAAGCAATGAATGATATAGCGGTAATTACAACATTTCCCAACAATTCATGGGAAATTTACGCCAAGAAGATGATTCAATCGTTTGTGGCTAACTGGCCGCAGGAAATACCGCTGTTGATACAGCTTGATGATGATTTGCTAGTGCGTGACGTACAAAAGCTATTGCGCCCGCAGGATGCCATTGCCGTGGGTTGGGAAGATGACCACAAAGCATTTGTAGAGCGCAATAAGGGTAAAGATGATCCACAGGACTACCGCAAGCAGGCCGTTAGATTCTGTCATAAGGTATTTGCGATTAGGCGTGCTTTAAAAGCCATTGAAGATGCCAAGGCTAATAATGAACCGACAGCGCGTTACTTGATCTGGGTGGATGCCGATGTCATCACGCAGCGCAAGGTAACGCTTGATGAGGTGAGGGAATGTCTGCCCAAAGAAGGTGACGCCATTGCGTATCTTGGCCGTAAGGACTGGCCGCATAGCGAATGTGGTTGGCTGGCGTTTGACTTGGAAAATGGCGGCGATCTAGCTATTGCCAATATGTTTAATACCTATGTTTCTGAGGAGATTTTTAAACACACGCAAACTCATGACTCATGGATTTGGGATAGGTTGCGCGAGATTCAAGAAAATTCTGGGATGAAATGGACAAACCTCACTGCCGATAAACCCGGTATGGACATCTGGCCGCATAGCCCAATGGGCAAATGGTCAACGCATTACAAGGGACCACAGGCCAAAGCCGATCTTGTCAATCTCGGTCAGCCAAGACAGCTCAACCAAAATGGCATGCAAAGCAATATTATTATTCAGACGCAAAACGCCATTCCTAACGAAGAAATCCGCAAGAATATCGAAACTAACCAAACGCTTATCAATCATTGGATAAGGCCGTGCAAGCCAACAGATGAGGAAATTGTCGTGGTCTCGGCAGGGCCGATGCTTATTGCCGAAGATGTGCGCCGGGAAAGGGGCAAGCGCATTGTAGCCGTAAAACATGCATTGGAACCGCTTAAGGCGGCTGGTATTAAGCCTTGGGCGTGTATATTGCTAGACCCGCGCGACCATGTAGCTAAGTTCGTTGATAATCCCGATAAAGATGTTATTTGGATCGTGGCAAGTCAGGTGCAACCGGAAGTCACCAGAAAACTGATTGACGCCGGGTGTACGGTGTGGGGGTATCATGCCGCAGTGGCCGCCGGAGAGCAGGAGCTTACCAAAAAACAACAATATGCAGTAATCAGCGGCGGAAGCGCTACTGCAACTCGTGGGCTGTATGTACTAAAGCATCTTGGTTTTAAGAACATGGTTTTATATGGTTATGATCTGTGTTTTGCCGACCGGCAGGATCTTAACGCAAGGGATGAACGCGGTCAGCCTAAATATCTTGAGATGTCCATTGGGTTGCAGCACCCGCTTTACAGCATCAAGCGCTGCTTCTGGTCTGAGCCGCAGCTTATTGCCCAATTTGAAGAACTAAACGACATCATTAAAAACAATATCTTCAATCTAAGAGCATATGGCGATGGCATTATCCCCTTTGTTTTAAAGGCAAAGCAGACGGGTGAATTGCGAGAGAGTGAATTAAGGACTAAAATTAACGGTAAACGTTTACCCACATATGAGCAGCTATTGAAATGCAGCAGCAAGAAAAAGATGCTATCCTCAATGATGCGGCAGCTGAAGTGGCTGCTGAGCCCCCTGAAAACGATCAGGAACAGCAATTAATTGATGGTCTGGCCCAATCTGAACTAGCCGGACGCGTTAAAAACGCTGCCGAGACCTACAATCTTGCCCAAGACATGGAAGATGGCCTGTTGCGGGAAATAGGCCAGGAATGCGCTAACGGGCTTAAGGATGACGATGAAAGCCGCGCCGAATGGCTTGATATGCATGCTTTCTGGCTGTCTCTTTATATGCAGCAGGATTATGCAGAAAACTCCGATGCGGAGCGTTCATGGGGCGCAACCGAATCTGTCCCGATTCTTACTGAATCCTGTAATCAATTCCAGTCGCGCACATACAAAGCGTTTTTCCCTCAGGATAACTTCGTATCGGCAGTTCCGATGCGTAAAACCAGAGAGGATAGGGCGGTTCTTGAGGAACGCGCTAAACGCGTTGGCGATCATATGTCTTATCAGCTTGGTTATCTGGACCGCGCTTATAAACAGGATAAAGACGCGTTATTTCTCGGTGTACCTATTCACGGAAGCTTTTTCACCAAGACCTATTTCAGCGATAGGTTAAAGCGTTTTAAAGTAGATAACGTTCGTCCTACAGATCTCGTTGTTAATTATAACGTAGGTCCTGTTCGTATCGAAGATGTGCGCCGCAAATCGCATATGATCTATACGACCGTAGGAGAAACGGAAGAAGCCGTAAGGCGCGGTTTCCTTGTATCTCCATGCATTTCATCTATGCAGGATGGCAACAACGTGTACAATATCAAGGTAGATGAATCGCAGGGATTAACCGAGCCCAATTCTTCCATTAAACGAGATCGTCCGGCTATCCTTGTCGAGCAGCACTTATATCTTGATCTGGATGGTAACGGATTCCGCCCGTATATCGTGACGTTCGATCCTGCGCGTCGTAGCGTCAAGCGCATGACTATTGGCTATGAAGCAGATCAAATGGGTAATCCGCTAAAAGATTACGAACAGACGCAGTATTTCACCCATTATAAATACCGAGAAAACCCTGACGGTTTCTATGGCTTCGGCTTAGGACAGGATATCGGTGATTTAAATGCCGCTATCAATATCATGCTCAGGCAGTCTATGGATGCCGCTACGCTTGCCAATGACGGCAATATGTCCGGCTTTATAAGCGAGCGCCTTGGCCTTGAGGGCGATGAAATTCGCATGGTGCTGGGTAAACTAACAAAGATACCCGATCAAGTGCAGGATATGGATTCCAGCATTATGATGATGAAATTCCCTGGCCCTAATGATGCTATGCTTAAAATCATGCAGGCTATGGATGAGCGCGCACAGCGCATGGCATCGACTACGGAAGCCACCACAGGAACCATGGATAAGGTCGTGCAGCCCACCACCTATCTGACGCAGGTTGAGCAGGCTCTTGAGCCCTTCAGCAGCGTCCAGATGCGCCTTGCATCATCAATGACCGATGAATTCCAGAAGATATACAAGATTAATCAGAAATACCTGCCACTGGTCGATTACTACATCGTTGATGGTGCGCCTGAAATGGTCACCCGCTCCGATTATGCCGATGATATGCTCATTGCACCAATCTTCGATCCTAAATTCAGCACCCAATCACAGAAGGTAGCGCGTTCACAGGCAGTAGCCCAGGTAGTGATGGCTAACCCGCTTACCCAGACACGCCCACAGGTTATGGATGCAATTACTAAGAGGCAGCTTGAGGCGCTTGATATCGATAATATCGAAGAATTAGTACCAGAATTGCCGCCACCAGCCAGAATTGACGACCAAAACCAAGAAAATATGTTATTTATGATGCCAAGCGGTTCCGCGCCTCCGTTTGATGTATTCCCCGACCAAAACCATGCCGAGCATTTGGCAAAACTGGAGCCATTCGTTAAAAGTGAAGGCGGAAAACTGATGCCAGACCAGCAGCAAGCCGTCTTAGCACACAAACAAAAGCATGAGGCATTCCTATATGGACAAAAGCAAGGGCTCGTCCCACCGCCCAGACAGGTCGGAAATACATCATTGGACGCACGACAGGGTGACGAGATGGGTAATGGACAACCTCAATCGGCAATTCCCAATCTGGCCGCCTTACTTGCCCCCCAAATCGCTGGAGCAGGCCCATCAGTCAGCGGGGCAGCAGCAAGTTCTTAATGCCATAGCTACGCTTTGTGGTGACATTCCACAAGATTGATGCGGATTGCATAGATTACATACCCGCACAGGGTATCGATTATCTTGAATCTGCCGCCGACAATCCTTGCAGCGATATTACTGTAAATGATGTCATTAGCTATGCCCGTGCAGGACTAGCAGAGATATACTTGGTTATAGATGGTGATATATGCGGGGCTTTTTGTCTCATGTATGGACATAATAACGCCGGAAAGATGGTAGATATTGTGCTTTTAGGGGGTAAAGACCTCGATACATGGAAAGAGCCGGTAAAGGCATATATCATTGATATTGCTAAGAAAAATGGCTGTAACCAGCTATTTCTCATAGGAAGGCATGGTTTTGGCAAGCTATTTCCTGTTTTAAAGCCAGTAGGAACGGTGTATATGATGGAAATATGAAGTTTTTAAGATTAAAACCATTTCTAGTTTTCTTTGCTCTTGGCGTGATCCAAGGCATATATTTTATTGTTAGCAATAATATAAAAATAGTCCCTCTTAACGCCGTGATTGCTCTGACAAGTCGTGGGGTTGGTGCATCTATCTGGGCAATACCTTATTGCTTTTTTACCCGCAAAGGAAAAACAAAGGCAGAATTCGATGTTGAAAAATCATAGCATAAAATATTTGATTATCCCACTTTTGTTGTGCGCCTGCACAACTCCCAAAACTATTTTAAAAAATGAATCTACTGGTCAGATTGCCATTTGCGGCGGTACGGCTAACGGATCATTTGCCGGGGGAATCATTGGTTATCATGTGCAAAAGGCCAATGATGAGGACTGTGTCAATGACTATAAGTCCGAAGGTTTCTCAATTTTAAAATCCGAAAATAATAACGCCCAATAGGGGTCAACTGACACCATAATTTACTCATGTCATAATTGCGGCATGAGTAAAAGAGTCAGGTCTATTGCGCTTCCCGTTCTTGGTGGTATTGTTGGTGGTCCCATAGGCGCCGCCGCAGCGGCTGGGGTCAATAGCTACACACAAGATCACAATATAGGATCGGCATTAACATCGGCCGGATTGGCTGGGGCGGGTTCTTATATTGGCGGAAATCTTGGTGCATCCCTAGGCGGCCCTACCTTGGCTGGCGGTTTAGAATCTGCGCTTGGGCCAGATCTCGGTTCTGCAATAGGACAATTAGCGGGTAGTTCTGCCTTAACCCCATTATCTGGATTGGCTGGTGGATTTGTTGGTAGCAATTTAGCCTCATCCCTTACAGCATCAAATTCTGTTCCCAAGGGAGCACCACTTGCCGCTCCTTATCAGCCTACCCAGCAGTCACAGCAAACCCTACCCCTTAGTCTTTCCACACTTGGCAGCCTGACAAATCAACAGCAGGCAAGCAACATCGCAACCGGCGGTGTTTACGGTGGGGGAGAGGGACCAGAAGAAAATAGTTATTTCCTCAATCTAATCAATCGCCGCCTGGTAGATCCTAGCGGCAATGTTGGAGATTTAAGCGAAATAAACCCGGTAGAAAATAGCTATTTAAATCAACTTGGCCTTGGCGGAGCAAAAGATTCAAGAAGTTTACTGGAGGCGATTAGTAAATACAAAGCAGCATAGGAGCAATATGAGCAAGTATAATCCCAAATTTGGTAGAGTTTTAATTGAGCGAGAAGTTACGAAAAAGACAACGGGCGGTATTATTATTCCCGATTCTGCATCTAAACGTAATGCAAGCTGTATCGGCAAAATCATCGCATTAGGCGAAACCGCAGGCTGGACAGAAACATTCGATGAATCCGGCGATAGAATCGCCGTGCAAACCCTCAAAATTGGCCAGACCGTAATCTTTGGCAGGCATTCTGGAGCTTGGCTGGATGCTACCTACGATAATAAGGGCGGCGAAAATGACGACGGAAGTTTATTCATCTGCCAAGACGCAGATATTTTAGCAACAGTGGAGTAGATTATGAGCGAAGATACGGAAACCGCGGGCGGCACGGAATCACAAACAGACGGCGGCCAACTGGCGGATATTCTGCCATCGGCAAATGAATCAGATAAGAATTCTGCTACTGATAACCAGCCATTAATTCAAAATCAAAAAGCAGACAAACCAGCCGGATATCATCCTGTTGATCTTAGCAATCTTCCAGAAGATGTGCGAAAGCCCATTGAAGAGCGCTTTAGATATATGTATGGCCAAATCAAAGGAAATGAACGCAAAGTAAAAGAGGTATTCAGCATTGCCGATCAGCAGGCGCAGAAAATCGAAGAGCTGATGTCGGGCGTTGGTCAGGTTGTCGATCATTTGCAGAATAAAAGTCTGGATGACCTTGAATCTCAGGCTAAGTCACAGCTTCGTGCTGCACATGAATCTGGCGACATTGACGGTTTTATCACTGCCAATGATCGCTTAAGCGAAATCAAGGCTAAAAAACTTCTGGCGGCAGAACGTGCTAAAAGCCAGAAAACTGAACGGCCAAAACAGACTAACCAATATCGTTCCGCATCCGAAATAGCCAGTTCTGCTGAAATGGATGGAGAATTATCCTCTGATGACGGGCGCGCCATTTCGGCATGGCAAAGCGAAACTGATTCCAGTGGCGCAACTCTAAGGCCATGGGCGCATAGCCGTAATCCGGAGAATCCCACTGCTGACCCACTGTATCGCCGCGCTCTTATAGAATCCGCCGCTGTATTCGATGAGGCAAGTCCGTGGGCATCAAAAACGACAGCTGAGAAATTAGCCGAAATAGACCGTAGGATGGGGCTAACCCGTAATAGCGGTTCGCAGTCGGTAATGGGAGGTAACATGGGGGGTCAATTGACAACGCAGCGTAAATCAGCAAAACTTACATTAACGCCCGAACAGGAAAAAATAGCAATCCGGATGAATGTGGGCGCTAAGCACTCTTCCAAGCCACGATCAGATGCCGAAAAAATACAGGCATATCTCGATCAGATGAAAAAAGTTTCGGCTAGGGGAGCAAAATAATGAGCATCGAAGCAAATACGGTAGGCAAAAGAAGTCCGGGCCGTCCTAAAAGCGAAATTCCCAAAGTAAAAAAAGGTAACTCTTCCTGGCGTCCGGCAAGCATTCTGGATGTTGAGGGCAAAGAAGATGGTTATCGCTACCGCTGGTCTAACAAGAGCAAGGATAACCTTGCCAAAAAGGCCGCAGAAGGCTGGGAAACAGTAAGCGCCATTCAAAGCAGCGAATCTCGCAATACAGAAAATAATTATATTAATGACGGTAAGTCATTAACAAGCGTGGTGGAAAAACACGACTGTATTTTGCAGAGGATTCCTGAGGAAGTGGCACTAGAGCGAGATGAGTTTTTTAATAATGAGAGCGCAAGACGGATAGCCGGACTTACCGCCCATATTAAAAAAGAAATTGGAAATACGGGGGCGAAAGCTCACGGAGATATAACAATCAGTTCCCGAAACGGAACACAGGTAATTGAATAACTGGAGGATAATTAAATGGCAGCTGGACGCGTAGGTTTTATTCCTAGCAGACAACCCGTACCGGATTGGGTTCGTAACGTTCCCGTATCGGCAAATGGTACGGACACAATCGCCAAAGGCGATGCTGTAGTAATGGTAAACGGTATTGCCGTTCGCGCAAGCTCTGGTCAGGACCCGACCAATGGTAAGGGTTATGGCGTTGTTCTTGCGGTATATACGACTGCAAACCGCCCACTCACCTTCAATACCAGCAAGATCATCACCTCTGCACAGCCCGGTCGCGCTGACGTGGTATTTGATCCCAACCAAACCTTTTATGTTCAGTGCGTAACCTCTGTCGGTCCGAGCAACATCAATAAAAACGTTGTTGTTGACGTATCTTCGGCGAATGCAACCACTGGCCTTTCGGCGATGTCTGTAGACATCCCCGCTTCTGCATCTGCCAATGATTATTTCAAAATCATCAACATTGGTCCGTTCGATGAACTCGGCGGTAAGATGGGTATTAACGGCGGTGCTGGTGGCGGTGGCCCCAACAATGGCGTGGAAGTTAAATGGAATAACCACTTCCTGCACGCACCCGTAGCAGGACAATAGGGAGAATAAAACATGGTAATGTCAACTGGTGCATTTTCAGAATTTCTATGGCCTGGTATTCTCGCCACATTCGGCGATGAGTACGACGATTATGATCCCATTTGGGAAAAAATCGTAGACAAGCATGAGTCCGATAAGGCTTTTGAGAAATTCCAGGGCATCACTAATTATGGCCTCGCTGGTGTAAAAGACCAGGGCGCTGGCGTTCCCTACCGTGATAAATTCCAGGGCTTTCCCCGCGAAATTATCAACATCACCTATGGTATCGGTTCGACCATCACCTATGAAATGATGCGTTATGACCAGTACGATAAATTCAAAGCGATTCCTCAGCAGCTCGCTCAGGCAGTTCGCCGCACGGAAGAAACGGTTGTTGGCAATTTGTTCAACAACGGCTTCTCCACCGCAGCAAACCCGACCCTGACGGCAGACGGAAAAAGCCTGTTCAACTCCGCACATTTGCTGGTTGGCGCTAACAACGTAACCCAAAAGAATACCCCCGCAACGGCATCCGATCTTTCTCAGTCGGCGCTTGAGCAGATGTATATCGATGTGGGCCGTTTTGTTGACGATCAGAACTTACCGATTGTTGTGCAGCCTCAGCGCTTGATGGTTCCGATTGAATCGCAGCATCTTGCCCGCAAGATTATGCAGACGGAATATGAGGTTGACTCCGGCAATAACACGATCAACCCGGTTTCTTCTTCCCGCATGCCGCTTGATCTGGTTATCAGCCCGTGGCTCACTGACGTTGATGCATGGTTTGTTAAAACCAACCAGGCAGACGGTACGGTATTTACGGATGTTGATCCGGTTATGCTTGACCGCGATAACGAATTTGACACCAAGAGCCTTAAATTCTCCGCAATGAGACTGTTCGGTGTCGGCGCGGTTAATTATCTCGGCTGGTACGGTTCACCTGGCGCATAAGAGGTACTAATGACTCGGTATACGGATAATATCTATAGCGGCAATCAGGCTATAACTTCTGCTTTATCAAGTAAAAGTGCGGTTGTTCTTACTAAGGTGCATCGCATTGCTGGCGGCGCGGCCTCGACAATCAGTGGCACGTTCCCGCAGGGGGCGCAGAACCTTGATGCTAAGCTTTATATCATGCTTAACGCATCAGCTACGGTCAGCGATAAGATCACTGTATCTGCCGCAGGTGTTGATCTGATTACGATCACGCAATTTGGTTCGGCTGCTGGTGTATTACGTCAGACCACAACGAGCCTTGGCGTTCTTACGGCTGTAGCATCTTCGTGTGGTTTGTTAACGGGGGCTGCTAATGCTGAACTGCCCTATGCCGTTACCTATGCAGCCAATACGCAGGCGACCGGCGCTGATTATCAGCTTGTTCTAACTTTCAATCGTGCCGATACCAACACGCTTGGAGTAACTGCGTAATGCCGCTTAAGTCTGGTTCTTCAAAAAAGACCATATCTAAAAATATCGCTACAGAAATGCGATTTGGCAAACCTCAAAAACAGGCGATTGCCATAGCATTTTCTAAGGCCGGAAAGGGCAAAAAGAAGCCCGGAAAGAAGTGACGCCATGAGACCAAAGACTTTCATCGTTGTTGGCTCAACTGGCGGCCCTACTTATAGCCCCGCCTACGTTATAGATACCTATAATAACCCGTGTAACGTTGGTATAGGCGTTGTAGTAAGCGGCAACAACACAGTTGCAGACCTCCAGGAAACCTTCAGTGATCCTTTTGCCATCAACCTGACGGCAAACGTATCTGCTGGCGTATGGGTTAATAACACGGTTTTGACGTCTGCTACGCAAGCTGGGGCCGCTAATGGCGCTTACGATACAAACTATGCATTTCCCCCGCGCGCAATTCGTGTCCGTGTGCGAGCACTAGCATCGGCTGGCGCAGGAGAGGCGGCTACATTCTTTATCCAACAGGCAGGCCCGGAGACTTAGAATGAAGGAACCACCGAAAATTGATCCCTGTAAGGGACTGACCCCAAATACCGCCCAACGCCGTCCCGATGAGCCGAAGCACTCTCCGCCAAAGCCATTCAAATTAAGCAATGGGTTTAAACAGACCAACTACCGCCCACAGGGGAGATAATGGATAGCTTATGGCAAGACGCGGAGGACGCAAGGGCGACTATCTAATTACAGATGATTATACTGGCTTTACGACCTATTCCAGTAAGGTTCATCTCGATTTTTGGGGTGCTCTCGCCAAAAAACCGCTTCTTAGGAATTTACAGGAAATTGCATCTCCCTTAGCTGATCCCTATCCCGTCAATCCTTATCGTGGCCCTAATTATGAATCGGTAAATCCACTCACGACTACGGTTGCGCCCACCTTTGTTGGTAAGACCAATGTCAAAACTAGCCATGATAACGCCGCCTTTGAAAGCGGGGCAGTAACATGACTACCTATAATAAAAATACCCTTAAAACATTTTTCCAGACCAATGACGTTCCGGACGGTAATGATTATGCGAATTTAATTGATTCGCAGATCAATATTGTCGAAACGGCATCGCAATCAATGGCTGGGCCTCTAGTAACTACCGAGCTTGTCACGCCGCGTGTCAGCGCCACTGCCGGTATTTTTAGCAGTGTTTCAGCCGCTAGTATTAATGCCGCGGTATTAAATACCAGCCAAGGGATAGCGAGCCTTGGTCAGACGATAATAGCCGGATCCGTTACTATAACGAGCGCCGTTACCATGGTTAATGCTGGCATTAGTATAGTAGGAAACGGAGATTTTAGTACAAGTGGTGGCTCGGTTCTTTGCAGCGCTTTAAATGTTGCTGGCGGCGCGCTTGTTTCGCGGAATACGGGCGGGCTATTTATAGGCGGAGACGTTTCTGCTAATAGCGCAAGTGTTTATTGTAGCGCGCTTCATATCAGTTCTGTTGGTATTGTAAGTGCTGCTGGAACAACACAGGGCGCTGCCGCTGTCTTAACCAATAGCATCAATCGATTACAGGGGATCAACGATGGGGCGCAAACTGGCTTTGCAATCCCCGCCAATAAAGTTGGTCTTGTCCAGTATATCGTCAATGAAACGGCGACCTCTGCAAATCTATGGCCGCCCACTGGCGGGACTATCAATAACCTCGGCGTTAATAACGTATTCGCGCTTGCCGGGGGTACTTCCTACACCATTTTCCACACAAGGGCTTCCGCCTACGGGGTAAAATAAATGGGCGTGGGCGATGTCAGATATACCGTCCTTCAAACCGTAAATGAGGTGCAGCGCAAGCTTGGCCTGACGGAAACTGCGCTGTCTAATAACAAGCTTTCCATTCAGCTTATCGACTTCATAAATGATACCTGCAATGATCTCTCCGATTTTGGGAACTGGCAGGAAACATTGGTTACAGCCAACGTAACATGCGTGTCCGGACAAGTCGATTATTTAGTAAATACCAGCGCTAATATTAAGAATATCGGTGACCTATATCTTTCGATTCGGCGTGGCCCGCTATTGCACGTAACTATTGATGAAATGCGCGTTTTAACCCGCGTGACCGCCATCGGAACGCCAACCCAATATACGATATTTGGAACGGATGCCAGCAGCGGCAATCCAATTATTCGCGTAAGGCCGAAACCGGCACAGGCTGAAGATGGATCTCTGTTCTCAGTTCTTTATTATATTAGAACGCCACTTTATACGACAAGCGATAGTAATACAATCATACCGTTTCCAGCGCGCGTTGTGGTTCTCGGCACGCTTGCCAGGGCTATTTTAAATGAATCTGGTGGAGCTCCCACAGATCGCTATTCCGTTACTTATAAAGACTATCTTAATGCAAGAAAGGAGGCATTAAACCGCTTTAAAGGCGATACTGGTTGGGATGTATCATTTACTCCATCCCTGATTAGCAGGAGGAATAGATGATAACGGTTGATTATCAATTGCCTCCCTATGGGCTTGGAACTGATTTTTCAGAATTTGAACGCCCGATTACATTTGCAGAAACCTATACAAACAGATTTAGAAATATTACGGGTGGCGCAGAGCGTCGTCCTGGAATGTCCGTTTTCGGCGTCGCCGTAAGCGGCGCTCCAAACCTGACCAGGATGCATGAATATGTAAGCAATACCGGCGTCGAAACGCTGTTTACATCGGACAATTTCGGTAACATATATAGATTTAATAGTTTCGGTACGGCGGCTACCGTTGTCAGCGGTAAATCAAACGTAAAACTTTTAAGCGCGCAGGCCGAAGATAAGCTTATTTTTGTAAACGGCGTTGACCGAAATTTCTACACTGATGACGGCGGTAATACCTTTAAGGAACTTAAGGCCATTATCACGCTTGGCACGATGGCTGGCGGCACATCGGCAACTAGCGTTATAGATGGGCAGATTTCCAATTGGATAAATCAAACATTAGTATCAAACAATGACATTGTTTATAATGTTACCCTTAATGCATATGGTATTGTATCGACTGTTGCCAGTGCGGCACTTACTATTACAGCCATAGGCAGCGCCGCTACCGGAGTTGGAAATGCCGTAAGAGATCAGCAGAGCGGTGATATTTATCAGCTTATAGATTATGTTGATCTGAATATAATTCCGCAGGGAAATGGCACCACTGATAATATAGCTACGGCCACCACGGGAACTACAACCGGCGTTGTGGCCGTTAGTGGTGTAAATTTTTCAAATACAACCATCCGTATCGGTGATTTCGTCTACAATACTACGCGCTCAGCCATTGCAATTGTCGGCAGCGTAAGCGCTAATATAAATTATGCTCCGCAGGCAAATAGTAATGGGCAGATAACCGGGCAAACCGCAGGAGATGCTCTGGTATTCTTTAAATCAGCCATGCCAATTGCTTCATGGGTGCATGTGCATTATGGTCGTGTTTATTATTTAGATTCAAGAGATCAAACGAATATTGTTATATCGGCTCCTGATGATGCCCAGGATGTGACAACATATCAAGAAACGCTAGATACTACATCATTTAGCTTTGGAACCCAGCAGCCAACTGGCGACACCATTTTAAGCATGGGGACATTCCAAAAATATTTCGTGGCATCGGGAACAAAGAATTTATATATCTATGACGGTATTACGCCTATTGCCGATACGGCTTCAACTACTATTGATTTTAAGCCGATTGCCTTTTATCCAAACGGTATAGCATCTCGTTTCGGCCTTGGAACGAATGGCAGCGACCTATTGCATGTAACAACTGAGGGTTTGCAGGCAATCAACATTGGCAATATCAGCAATACGACAGTGCAGAATAACGCGTCTGTCCCTGTGCGTACTGCCATGTTGCGCGCAATCCTTGCCTCAAATCCGGAAAACATACAGCTTTCATTTTATCCGCGCCGGTCATGGCTCATAACCAAAATTAGTGACGTATGCTACATTTTAAATACGAATCCCACCTATAACGATGCCGGACAGTTGCAGATCATTTCCTCATGGCATTTGTTCACCGGATTATGGGCGCAACAGAATCATTATTTTGTGCGCCATAACGGTGATCTTCTGGCGTGTGGCACAAATGGCCTTGTTTATCAAATGGATAATAGCGCGGCAACTGATGTCGGCACAAGAATCCAGACCGATTTAACTACGGCTTGGCTTGGTATGGAAGAGCCGCAAAAAACGGTTAGGGTTAAGCAAGGGCAGTACATTAAGCCCATATTTGAAAGCACAACTGGAATAGCATATACTATCAATGCCGTAGCGGGTTGGGATGCATTTTCAAGCGATTCCATCGTTGTTTCTGCTGTTGGGGCTGGCCAGATCGGGAGCGCGATCATTGGCGTTACGCCCATAGGAGCCGGAAACTTCGCCCAAGCAACTAAATATCCTCTCCGCTGGCGGGGCGAGCAAGTCAGGATTGAGTTCCTGACAGAATCAAGCGCAACACCAGACATCATAACGGGCTTCACCCTATATGGGGAAGTTGGAGGTATTCGCTAATGGCTTCAGATATTTTACAAATGTTGCAACTAATGCAGAAAATGCAGCCATCAGCTGCACAATCCATTGCATCTGCATATCCCTTTTTAAGCCTTCCTGGCGAACAGAAAACAGCTTTTGCGCCAGCGCAGCAATACGCCGCCGCCGCAACCGATACCAATAATCCGCTTTATCAGCAGATTTATGGGCAACAGCGTGAGCAAGGGCAGCAGAATTTAGCTGATTCAATCATGCAGCTTACCAATCAGAACCGTAAATTATCTATGATGGGCAGGACGCCGTTATTTGCTGCTGATAGGGGCGGAGAAACTTTATTCCGTGGACTTACATCCGGCTATCAAGACGCACAAAATCAAGCGGCAATCAATACTAGGGGCATATTAAATAATGCTTATACCAATGCTATGAATACGGGCGCATTACAGGCGCAATTAGCAGCTAATAAGAAGGGCATCCAAGGAAACTTGCTCGGAGCCATAACCAAATTATTTGGTCTATAAAATGGATGACATAAGATCGATTTTATCCCAAATGTTTGATGCACAATCTGCACAGCCGGTTAATTTATATGGCGCTTCGGATATTCCCCAGATGCCATGGCAGCAACAGCCGCAAACTGATGTTGCGCCGCAAAATCTATCACAGCGCATTCAGGAAGTACTGGGAGCTAAACCGGCTAATCAGGGTGGTACAGTATCGAACATATTATCTTCAAGATTCAATACCGATATGGCGGGCGCTTCTGATCTTAGTGGCCTGAGTTCACTTTTTGATGGCGGACCATCTTATGGAGATTACGCACAGGGCGTTGTGCAATCAGCTCTTGGAAAACCAGAAGTGGGTCAAAATAATAGCGACCTACTCAAAAAACTCTCTACGCTTTCTGAGCTTCAGAAAAATATGGCCATGGCGCAGCTATATCAAAGCGGGGGCAGTGGTAACCAAACACTTAAAATAGCGCAAGGGCTAATGAATGAAAACCCGAGTCTGTCTCTAGCTGATGCCGTTGCTGTAGTTAAATCTAGCGGTACTGTACCGCTTACCGTTGGCCGGAATGGCGAAGCCGTCAATCTTCCCGGCTCGGTGAATGCCGCAAGCAATATGGCGGGCGCTAAGCAGCAGGCGGAAAAAAGCGTTGATTTGGCAATGAATCCACAAATTAAATATCAAGAAGGCGTATCAGAGCAGAATGCTAAATCTGACATGGCGGCGACTAGTACGCTACCGATCATAGATCAACTACGCCAATTTAATGCCGGTACTTTTGAAATGCCTTATGCCGATACGGCCCCGGTTAGGGGATATAGCCGCATATTCGGTAGCGCGGATCAGCAGGCAAAACAGCAGAATATGGATTTATTGCGCCAAGCCAGAACTGATTTGGCGGCACCCCTTGCCAAAGAACTTGGCGTTAATCCAACCGACAGAGACTTTCAGGCCACTCTGGACCGTATTTTTGATTCCAATGCCTCGCAAAAATCACGTGCGGCCCAAATCGATTCGCTTGAGCAGAGAATACTGGCCAGAAAAGCGGCTAGGGCCGGTAAGCAAACTCCCGCTGCTCATGTTAATACCGTCAATTGGATCATTCAAAATGGCAAACTGGTTCCGGCACAATGACGCAATCCGTAACATTGCCAGATGGATCGATTCATAATTTCCCGGATGAAGCAACACCGGAAATGATCGCTGGAGCTTTGGGAGTGTCTGCTCCCCCATCAGCACAACCAGCAAATCCGCAAGTCGGTACCGGCATGGATGTGGCCAAATCTGTTGGCTCCAATTTGGTGGGTGGCGGTATTGATCTGGCCATGACGCTTCCTAATTTAGTTAACCAGACTGTAGCGGGCCCACAATTGCTTGGACGTGGCATTGCTGAAAATGTAGATAAATTGATCGGAATAGAACCCCAGCCACGCGGGGAATTATGGCAGCCTCTTTATAGTTCTTACGATGCGGAAAAAGTACTAGGTACAGATTACCAGCCGCAAACTACGGCGGGGCAGGTTGCGGCATTACCTGCACGTATATTGGGTGGAATAGGGGCGGCAAAGGGATTGCAAAAAGCCGAAATCGGCGCTGAAAAATTGCTGAATGATCAGACTTCCGGTATTCCCCAAAACCCTCAAACGACTGCTGCCGATATTTCAAAATTATCACAACAGCAATACGCGCTTGCCGACCAAAAGGGCGGCGTGCTGAAACCAGATGTTACCAATAGGTTTATTAATGAGGTTGATTCCATGGCGCGGCAAACGCCACAGGGGAAAGCCCTAGCCGGTAATAGCGAATTTACCAAGACTTCTGATATATTGAAGGGATTTAAAGATCAGCCCGTTTCATTACGGGCAGCCCAGGAAATCGATGAGGAATTAGCGGATAGGATTGATAGTTTTGTTGATCGCCAAACCGGAATTCTCGATAAGCAGGGTAAGAAATTACTCGATATTCAAACTAAATTTCGTGAGACTATAGATAGCGCTTCCCCATCGGACGTTATAGGCGGGAAAGATGGATTTGAAGCCCTTAAGGAAGGACGCAGGCTATGGTCTGCGTCTGCTCGGTTACGCGACATAGAGCGCATTATTAATCGTGCCGAGATGACGGATAATCCAGCTACCGCAATTAAAACCGGCTTTCGTACATTGGCCAGCAATCCAGCTCGTTTACGCGGATTTTCAAAACAAGAAGTTACCCTTATTAAAAATGCTGCAAAAACTGGAATTATAGGTGATTCACTCAGAACGATGGGGAGCAGATTAATACCGGCTATTACCGCTGCTTCTGGGGGGGGGCTTGGCGCTACAGCCGCCGCTCAGGCAACTACTATGGCTTCGCGTAATGCTGCAACCAGAATGCAGGTAAATCGAGCAACAAAAGTTGCCAATGCCGTTGCCAATCGTGCCATGACTCCACCGTCTACACAGCAGGTTCAGAATTTTCCGTCTTTCCTTTTGCCACTTGAAACATCGCTTTTGGAAAGCAAAGCAAATCGTCTCGCACTTCCTCTTGAGGATATGCGTCAGAAACTCAATCGATAGGAGACTAACATGGGACTAAACAATACGAATCCGAAAGATGAATTGAGCGCTGCTCAGGTGCTTATCAGTATGGCCGGGGTTTTGAAAAACCTTACCAGCGATTCTAAATACCTGGCCAAACTTTCCGAGGATGCTTACGGGCTTCCCGATGCGGAAAAAGCTAAGGCAGATAAGGCGCGGGCGGACATTGCGGCTAATCAGGCGGTTCTTGCAGAAATAAAAGACCGCCAGGATGAGTTGGCTGATGCACAGGAAAAGCTCGATAATGATAAAGCTAATCTATCTTCACAAGCCGCTGCTTTGGAAGAGGCTAGAAAAAGTCTTGATAAATACAAGCGCGATCTTGACGCAATTGCTTCTTCACAATCGCAAAAAGATAAAGATCAAAATCAGCGCGAAAGCGACCTGAATAATATTCGAGCGCAGGTAGATGCGGATAAAACTAAAAACGTTGCCGACAAAAAAGCCAACGAAGATCTGGCGGATGAGCTGCAAGCAAAGCGTGAAGAAATCAACCGTATTTTAAATAAATGATAGGGTTTAATGGGAACCGGGCTAACCATATTCCCCTCTCTAACGGAAGGAATAATTGACGGCGGTGGCGGCGCGTCAATTGGCGGAACCGTAACGGGCGGCCTTGATGGGCGTATATTATACATCCATCCCGATGGCGTTCTAGCGCAAGATAGTAATTTTCTTTGGGATGGTTCAACCCAAAGCATCGGCGGCAATCTTACCTTTATCGGTGGCAACCGCACTATAACAACTGATATAGCCGCGACCTCTAGAAGCCTGACGATTAATCCAGCTACACCTACAAATTCTAATGCGGCTGGTGGTGCAATCACTATTCGCGGTGGCTCACGAAACGGCATTAATACCGATGGTGCCGTAAACATAGAATCTTTGGTTCTTGGAACCGTCAATATTAAAGCCGGTACGAGTGGCACCACTGGCGGCACTATCAATATAAACGCTGGCGGCACTATTGCTGGCGGTACTATTAACATCACAAATACATTTGCTGGCGGCATCAATATCAATGCGGGTGCTACCGGCATATTGAAGCTTAATAATACGAGCACCGGGGCTGTAATATCCGGTGGCAATACCCAATATGGATCGGCGCAATTTACTGCGCGTGGCGATATCGCTATCGGCAATAGTACGAATTCAGCAACTATTAATTTTGATGCCACAAGCATTGATGGCGCGCTTAGTTATTTTCAACAAGTTGGCGGAAATGATGTTCAGCGCTTTTCTTTCTTGTCATCCGGGATTTCTACACAGGCAGGCGTTAGTACGCTTTCAGCCGGTCTTGACAGTTTTCTCGGATTAATTGGCGCTTTCGGCTTGAGTGCCTTCTATGTGGGCGGCAATGCATCGACCGGCGCATTAGGCGTTGTTGAATCCGCCAGTGATGTTGGGATAGGTGGTGGCTTCCTGCTCGGCCAAACTATTCCTGGGCAGGCCTCACAGCCAGATGAAGTCTTGGGAAGCGTTTTATTCTTCGGCAATGATTCAAGCGGCAGCAATGTCAGCCTAACAACTGGTATATTTGGTATTGCAGAAAGCGACTTCGATGTAAGCCAGGAAATAGGTATTTATGTCGATACGGGTGGCTTGGGCACCCACATCTCGGCATGGCATAATAACGGTAGCTTTGAGCATAATATCCAGCGTTCGACAGATGCGAGCTGGAATATGCACAGCAGCCTGAATGATGATTTTGTCTGGATGATGGCAGATAACGGTTGGGTTGGAATAAATAAGGTTCCCGTTGCTTATGACCTCGAAGTAAACGGCGATATTCAGGCAGGGGGATATAGATCATCCGACGCCAGTGCCGGTATCAATACAACCATTACCACGGCCTCTTTGGTTGGGAAGACCATTACGGTAAAAAACGGTTTAATCACAGGATTTGCATAATGACTGAAATCATCGAAAATTGCGACGGAAAGCTCCGGGTTACATCAACGGATGCGCGAGAATACGACATTCCCGAACTGCAAAGGCAGCTTACTGAAACCAATAAACGTCTGAACAATATCCAGACATTTGCCGATGTGCAGAAGCAGCCGCATTTGCGCCGCAAGGAATATCTCGAAAATCTAATTTATCAAGCAACCCAACTAGGCATAACGGAGAATCCATGACACCTGTAGAATCCTTGACTCTGGTATATTCAGTCATCCGCAAAATTAGCTTGAACGCCGATGAGCACGACAAGCTGAAAGAGGCTTGCATGATTATCGATAAGGCGCTCGCTCCCAAGAAAGACGAGAGCAATGTCCAGTCGTGACCCAGAGCGCATAGCGGTACTTGAAACCCGCGCCGATACCCACGAAGAGAAAATCTCCGAAATGGCAGATACCCTGAAAACCATTGAGGTTGATGTAAGGAGCATAAGCCTAAAGCTGGATAAGAACCTTAGTTTCTTTGCCGGTGTGGCATTTACCTTTTCATTGTTCGGGGCAGTATTCGGCTCTCTGGGAATGAAAGCAGTAGATAAGATATTTTCATGAACGATACCGAAACATTAGCGCGTACCCTGTGGGGCGAGTCAAGAGGCGAGGGTGACCTGGGCATCCATGCCGTTGCTAATGTTGTTATGAATCGTGTTGATGCGAAGAAATGGTGGGGGCTGACGCCATATGAAGTATGCCGCAAGCCGTGGCAGTTCTCGTGCTGGAATGAAAACGATCCTAACCGTGCAAAGCTGTTGGCCGTTACGGACGCCGATCCGATCTACGCCAAATGCCTGCAAATCGCCCAAAAGGCCGTTAATCACGCGCTGCCCGATATTACTGACAAGGCAACGCATTATTTCGACAAGCGAATGCCATCCGTACCAAAATGGGCGGAAGATGCAGAACCTTGTGCAATCATAGGTCATCACGTTTTCTATCGGGGAATACAATGAATAAATCACTAAAGGAAATACTGGCGTATATCATCGTCGGAGCCGCAATACTTCTTACCGCATTCAAGGGAACACTCGACTGGATGGGCCTCGCTATCGTGGCGCTTATCCTGCATCTTCCCGGAACACAGTGGCTACGTAAAATATTCAAAAGGCTGAGCGGCAGATGAACGCACTGGCCATATTGCTGCAATATTGGAAGCCGCTGGTAATCGTCCTGCTGCTTTTGGTCAGCAACGCATGGTCGCTTAATCACGGAATGGTGCTTGTAGAACGAGAGCAAGACGCCGCCATATCCAGACAGCGTGAAAACAATCTCAAGGTAAATACGGAGGTATCGGATGCCCTGCAAAAGAAATATGCTTCTCTGCGTCATCGCTACGATGATATTATCAGGATGCGCCAGACAGGTGGCTTGCTCCTATCCCCAACCACCGGCAGACCTGATGCAGCCCCCTGCACAAACGGACTTTCTGGGGAAATTCTATCCCTGATGCTTCAGGCCGACCTAAATACACAGCAACTTATTGCACTGCAAACATGGATTAAAACCATAGGAAAGTGAGGGATCGCATGATCCACATACTCCGCATTATCCGTAAGAAGCCAGAAATAGGCGTTATCGTCATGGCGGGCGTGTCTATCGCGCTTACCATATGTTGGGGGGGCCTTATTATCTGGTGTTTGTATAATGACTCCTGCGTTAGTCACTGGATGGATAGGCTTACAGCATGAAGCTAAACAGCGCCGGTAAAGACCTCATTGCGTTTCTAAAGCACGATGACGAATTCCTGCTGGAGACACGTAAAGACGCAGAGAAGGCCATAAAGGCGCTTGTCCATGTCAGACTAACCAATAACCAATATTCAGCGCTCCTGAGCTTTATAATGAGCGAGGGTATACATACGTTTAAAGCCAGCAAGCTTCTAAAGCTGGTAAACGCCCGTAATGTTCGCTCGGCAGACCAGTTCGATAAGTACATCTACAGCATAGACGAGAACGGCCAGAGGATAGTCGATACGTTCCTGGTCAGGCATAGGGAGCTTGAGAAGGCATTATTCCTGATGCCGGAGCTGTTGCCCAAACGCAGGAAACGGGGATAGCCATGATTCCACGCCCATATGAAAAAATGCGGCGCAATTTTTTAGAGCGGGTTAAAAGAGCCGACCGAGGGGAAACTGTTCTTGTAATTCCCGACCTTCATATACCATTCAACCATATCGATGCTTTAGATTTCCTCAAAGCCGTTAAGGATAAATACCATCCCACCCAATTCGTATGCCTGGGCGATGAAATAGACGCAGCAAGCTTTTCCCGCTATACGCCAGATCCAGACGGAATGACTCCGGGGCAAGAGCTTGCCAAGGCCATTGAGGGCCTTGTGCCGTTCTATCTCGAATTCCCCAATATGCTGGTATGCGAGTCCAACCATACCGTAAGGCCATGGAAAAAGGCTTTTGACGCTGGTTTGCCTGCCAGCTTCCTACCCAGTATAGCCAAGATTTTAAATGCTCCTGACGGCTGGCAATGGGCCTCACGATGGGAAATAGACGGCGTTTTATACATACACGGCGATAATGGTAAATCAGGTCAGTATGCGGCAGTCAATTACATGAAGTCTGCCAAGCAATCTGTCGTAATCGGTCATATCCACAGTTACGCCTCGGTATTCTATGAGGGTAATGATTTTGCCATGAATACGGGGTGTCTTATAGACCATACCGCATTCTGCTTTAAATACGCCAAGAACATGCTTACTAGGGTGAATCTGGGGTGCGGCATAGTTATTGACGGTAAGGAAGCCCATTTCATTCCCATGCGCTTAAACCCACAAGGACGCTGGCAGGGATATCTATGAGGCAACCCATCAATCCACCCCTTATATACTACCGAGACGGCCATACGTGCGTTGAGCGGGTACTGGTATTCGATAATGAGACATATATCGAGAAGATGGATAACCAGCATGTTTTGAATGTCATGGCTGGGCTTGCCTCGATTAATATGGCTGTATGGGCCAGAAAGACCCATGCGGAAGAAAATTAGGGCTACTGGTTGACTTTCGGGGATTTTCATATAGTATAAATGGACACCCTGATTGCAGCTTCCCTCGAAAAGAATACTGCGGTCTAAGATTAACCCGGTTTCAGCTTCGCTGGCCGGGTTTTTCATTGACTATGACTATTATAATATAAACAACTGTCCTATGCAAGGACAACAACGGTGCTTTATGCAACCGCTGATATACTGGCGGTATGAGATTCGTGCTTATCATCGTATTGCTATCATTCCCGGCCTATGCGGCTTGCAGGACATCGCTTACAATGGGCGGTGATCTTCGGACGGAGTGCAGCTAGTCAGAGGTCTTAGTAGCGTTATCGCGCTTACCCCAGCCTACAGGACATTCGCACTTTCCCCATTGCGCGTTACATTCATTACAAAGGGTTTCACCCAATAAAAACGAGGCTGAATTATGGCCGTCCGTATTCTGAGATGGGCTCCCGAAACCCTCTAAAATCAAGTCGCCTCTTGGAAGAAACTTTCCGTCATCCGTTTCATTGAGATCAAGACCAGCAGTATAGGGATGCTTGTATGAGTGCTTAAGATAAGACTGTATGATCCTGCGAAATTTATCTTCCGAAAGCGACATTTGTCCATAATCTTCCTTTGGGGCTACCGAAGCTTCCTCAGCAAAGGCGGCTTTAAATGCTTCATCATCCATTATCCCGCTCCTTATGGTAAAAACCAATATTGATTCTTGGGAGTTGAAAGATAAATGCGACCAGCCATAACCAGAGCAGGGCTGGAGAAATGGCAAAATCAAGCGCTCTCTTTTTGAGGGGGCTAATCAGCTTATCCATTGCCAATCTCGTATCCAAAATATTTCTTGCCACTCATCTCGTCCTTCTGGTCTTGGGTGGTACATTCCATATGCTGATGCCCCCATTTGTCAGAATCACTGTTTGGCTTCCCGACATTGGTCAAACGCACCATTACGCTCTTTCCTAACTCGACAGGTTCGCCACAGCGTAAGCAGGGATACGTATTATTGATCTGGTTCATGACATACCCTCCGTAGATTCTAGGCTCTTAAGATTTTTGATTTGATCGCGCAGTACATAAACGAATTTCGCTGCGGCCTCGTCCATCGTAATACCATCAGGAATACGCACACCAAATCCCGTTTGCGTAGGAAAGATACTTAAAATATCTCTTCCACCCACGCCAAACGTTAGTTGGTTTATTTCGTTCTTATTAATTTGCAAAATTTCGTTCATTTCTCGTCCTCCGATTTGTTCGTTAGGTGTTTAGCAAAAAATTCCTCTAATGCTTCTGTTATGGCTTCTTTCATAATACGCTTTTGTGCTCTGCAAATGGGGCAACCGCTTGCAATAGAACCCAACCATTCATGTCCACAGCTTCCAGTACATCTACCGTATGTCATATCATCACTTTCTAGGTTACTCTGTAATCGAGGTCACTTTATAGATTCCATTCGGCGGGGGCTTCATCAGCCCAACCCGCACAAGCGCTCTCTTGTACCAAGGCAAGCATTGCAAATGACATGGCAACGGAATGTAAATTCGGTCTCCAGTCACCACTTCGATTCCATCTATTTTCATAAATCACCCTATATTATCTTCAGTTATCAGCTATTGTAATAAAAGCAGCCATAGCTACTACGATATAAACTATACCCCATCCAATGCCGAATTTAATTGCTATGGCTATGTACGGTATAACCAGAGCGCAAATCCCCACAGCCAACATCAAAGTCACCGCCGTTAGTACAAAAACAAATCTTTTCGCTAATTCCATAACATCCCTATAAATATTTCATTTCCGGTTATCGTGTGCAAATAATACCCCGAATGGGTCATTATGCTCGATTACTTCAATGTCCTCGAATAATAGCTTTCCATCCGAATATTCCAAATAGTCGTGTAAGTCCTCAAGATGAGTTTTGCCAAGCGCTATAACTTGCGGCTTGTGGCCGGTGTCTTTCACATAGCCCTCGATGCTGCCAACCAGGCCATTATACATCACGTTTCTATCTAGCATGAGCGCTTCCCAGATGAGCAATCCCTTATTAACGATTTTAGTATAATGATAAATTTAACCATATAAATCTACTGTAACGGTATTGTGACGATTTAAACCGTTTTCTACGGTTGTCATTTCTTCCGTTTCTTTCCCTGTAACCAGCACTGTGCTTGCATTTGGCCGTATTTTTGGTAAATCCATAGAGGACTCTGACTCCGTCAACCTAGGTTCGAATCCTAGTCCCCCAGCCACACTATAACTTAGCATGCCTGCTCCTTTCAGCCGATTTTGCTTGTTTAGCACTCCGTTTGCCTTGTGACGATTTTGTGACGGTTCCCATAGCTTTATGCAGATCATCCGTCTTGAGAAACCAATAAGATTTCTCCGTTACTGCGATACTGTGATGCCCTAGTAATTCCTTGAGGGTTTCAAGTTTGATATCGTCCTCACGGTAGCGCCAGCATGTGAAGGTGCGCCTTAGGTCGTGCAGGGTCACATTGGGTACTTTAGCCTCCTTGGCGGCCCTTTGAAGTGCCTTATTGAGCGTCTTAAATGGGATGCCCTTCTTATGCCAGAAAACCAAGTCTGTTTTAGTGTGACGAATTTGTGACTCTAGTATCGCAATGGCGCGTGCCCTCAAAGGAACAATACGGTCTTTATTAGCCTTAGTATTGATGACAGTCATTTCCCTCTTTTTTAGGTCAATCTGCTCCCAGCAAAGACTTATTAATTCCTCTGATCGCAGGCCGGTTTCAACGTCGAATTCGCACATATCGGCCTGAAGTTTACCAAGATGGGGAAGTATCTTCTCGAATTCCTTGCGGCTTAAATTGCGTGTCCTTGGCTGCCCCTCATCCATCTTCTTAATGGTAATCAAAGGATTATATTCAATCATATCCCTGTCGGCGGCGAAAGAGAATAGGGCGGACAGGTAAGAGCGATCTCGGTTTACTGAGCTTCCCGATACCTCCTTAGCCCTTGCATCCAGATACGCCACGATTTCAGCCTTTCCTATTTCACTGATAAGCTTGCCGGTAAAGTGTGCATCACAGGCATTCGCGCTAACTTCATAGCGAAGTACAGATTTAGGTTTGAGAACGATATCGCAATGCTCAAGGAATTTTTCCATAAGATCGTCATACAAAATATCTTCCTTAACCCCGTTACGTTTGCGCTTCAGGCGTTCGCGGGCATTGTCCCGCCATTCTCTCGCCTTTGTTGGCGACGTTTCCTTAGTAGATTCGTGGATTTTCCCGCCGCCAAGCTCAATCTTGCACCACCAGTACTTGCCCCTTTTATAGAGGTTGTCCATGTTCTTTGGCTTTGCTGGCATGATAACTCCCTTTGCTTAAACCATTGACGGGCACGGCGTTCATCAAACAACCATTTCCCGCCATCTACAAGCTGAAATGCGCCAGGTATCTCGCCGGACTTGGCCATAGAGACAATCTGCCTGGGCGTGTAGGGAATGATTTCGGCAATACGCTGCGCTTCTACGTATTCAGTCATCTCGATACTCGCTAGCGTAATGTCCAATGTTTACGGTTACTAACTCCATCTTCACACCCCTCCTGAAAATGAATCCACGCACGAAAGCACTGCCTTCCCTCTGGGTTTTTAGGTTCAGAGAGAAAATATTCTACGGGATCTAATAATACCCATCCCGCTATTGGCTGCTTTGTAACGCCTTTGTTTCTGCCAACAGCCACATCAATGGATTGATATGGCGGCAACTCGTTCGTCAGTTCGTGGGTCATGGCACAAGCCTCAGCGTATAATCGATGTCATCAATTAGATTCATGGATTGGATTTTTATTTCACTGCCCTTGTAGCAAACCTTGCAAACAAGGCGCAAAAGTGCCTTGGCAATAGCAAAACAAACTTTCATTGTCAGATAGCGCCAATTCATTTATCGACTCCTGGTTCATCGTTCTTACAAAACTCACCCCATGCAATAGGCGCTCCCGGCTTTCCCCACCAATTATCAGCGTCGATAGCGTCCTTTGCTGTAAACTCGCGCCCACAGGTATGCTTTGTGGTCTTTGAGCAGCAGAAGGTAGTATCTCTAAAGCAGATCATTTCGTCCTCTCATCGTTTGATTTAGTTGCCTTCGGCGGCTTACCCTTAAAGTCCTTTGGGAATTCAAGAACTGGCTTGATGATTCCGGCCATTATCCAAGCCACATCCTTTATGCAATCCTCCGGCGTTTCTCCGGCAATGGAAATGTCGCAATATGAATAGGGGCGTTTTTTGTTATCGTAATAAACCTCTTGCATCATGCAATGCGGCTCCCCGTTTTCTATGATTCTTACAATGCGGTAATTCCACATATCAATTATCGCCTTTAGATAGGGTTCTCTTGCGGCGCATCGCTGCATATTTCTCGCAATAGCGATAATGGCCTCTCTCGGCTTCGATGCTTTCTGCATAGCGCTTACCGTCAATCGTATAACAAGGAACGGGCGGAATACGCTTAATCATTTGCGCCAACTCCCAATATACTTCCTGTTTTGCATCCCAAGCTATATCCCCAGAGTTTCTGCAATCGTAATCAATGGATGGCTTTTCTTTCGGAGCATTTTCTAGGATGCAATTAAGAAATGCCTTTATAGCCTCTGATCTATCGGGGTATTCCGAACCATATGTAAGGGGGTGTATATATGGATCAACACCGCAACTGCATATTTCTGGAATTTCGGCAGGCCCATTATGCAGGGCACAATCTGAAGCATGTTCTTTCATAAAATCCTACTTAAGTTGAAATGCATTTTTCTTTATCCATTCGTGGTCAACCTCGGACGGATTGCGGTCTATACACCAAAGTCCACGGGTGCTGTCATATTCATGCTGTAATGTTGCAAGTTTACTCAACACCGGCTTGGGTGCAATCTGCATGGATTCGAGAAGATCGAGCAACGGATAGCGTTCAACGCAGTCTGTAAAATTGCTTCCCAGAAGCGGAGCCTTTAAAACGGGTAATGCCTTCACTAGATCGATTAACGGAATCTCACGCGGTAAATGATCGACAAACCGCTCGTCTCTTACAGGCTGTCTTGATGCTTCGGCGAATTTATCAACTAGATCAAGGGCTGGGGAAGCCGTGGCAGCTATCATCGGTGCTTCCCCCATAGCTGCGATGGCCTCACGCAATTTACGTTTAAGCCAAGTATGACCAAGGCGCACATTCTCAGGCGTAATGATAGCCTCAAGATTAGCGCTCAGAAGTGAATGGATTGGCGGTTGTGTGGTCATGCTGTTACCAATCATTATGAAGTTGTGGTGATTGACGATCTCCGCACTTTATGCAGATACCGTTAGCATTAATTCTATGGTTCTCGAAAAAGCAGAATAGCCATCGATTCCACCATTTATGAGTTGTCATGTCGGACACCCTACAGTTGCAATTAAATAAACCCCGCTTATTGCTCCGGTTATTGAAGCCGCAATAAACCAGTATAAGAACCAGATCAGCGAATCAGTCATCGACTTATCTCCTCAGCCGCTTCAATTAGCAGCGTAAAATTATCTCTGCCTACGTGTGTTTGAGTAGTAGCGCGAGCCATTTTAAGAAGCCTAACGGAGATACGCAGAAGGAAACGGCGTATGCTTCGACGCACTAAATAATTATATTCACCAATCATGCTCGTATTCATCACTCATTCTCCAATGGTTCGGGTAGCGGTGTCCAATGTGTCGGTTTAAAATTGTGTGGCCATCTTGCAAAAGACCCATCTGTTTCAAGCCATACGCACCACGGATCGCTCGTGTAGGGTTTGCCACCAGTGAATCCATTACAAACATTGAATGCCTGAACGACAAACATAGTGTCAGGGAAAACCGTGCCGTTATTAATCTCAAGCCAACCGGAGTTCGTGTTCATTGCGGTTCCCTGATAAATTCGGTACAGCCGTACCAATTATTGGTATGTAACCAGACAGGCTCTTTACTATTCATTGCCTGCACATGCTCGTTATTCTTAAGCGCAGCATCCACATATTCTTGCTTTGTATTGTAATAATGAACCTCGGCGGTATCTAAATTGCCGCACGTGCTTAAGCCAAAGCATAATAATACCCATTTCATATTGTTTCCCCATCTATCAGTCCGGTGTTTGTCATATTTTCCCCCCGCACATAAGCAACTCCATAACCTGCTCTGTAATCTTCCCAGCAATGTCTCGAAATATCGAGAACTGATCGACCGCCTGCTGGTACTCATATTTTAATCTTACTGGCCTGCCGTTCACTTTGAAGAAGATGTGCCTTGCTCTGTCGTAATGAGATTCTTCGGTCTGCACATAGGAAGCATCAATGGAAGGAATATCAACGGTCACGCGATCAGTAATATCTTTCCAAATCTTTTCCTCATATTCTTTCGCCAGCCGAATAGAGTCATCCGTAGGTGCTCGATGCTCATGCACTTCACGAGTAACATATTCTGTGCGTGTCTCTTGATGCCCCATAGAAAGCATTGCGCCTAACGCCAATAATTCTCTATCTTTCCTACTCATGACCTATGAACCCTTTGTTGCTATATCGCCCCCAAGGTTGTCAGCATATTGGGCTGAACCATGGAAATTCGTTTGTTTGCCAATTCGATATATTCAGGATTCAATTCAATCCCGATATATTCACGCCCATGCTCTAAAGCTACGGCTCCCGTGGTGCCGCTGCCATTAAACGGATCCAGAATAATATCGCCAGGGCGAGAGCCAGCCAGTATGCACGGTTCAATCAGTTTCGGCGGATAGGTAGCAAAATGAGCTTCTGGATAGGGCTTTGTAGGGATTACCCATACAGAGCGTTTATTCCGCATTCCTGAGCACTGTTCTTCATGTGTCATATTGTCCAAACGCTCGTTAAACCCGGCATGGCGGCGGGAATGACCGCGCTGCTTATCCGAATGCTTTCCATTGAATTTCTTAGCATCCTTAAAAACTGAACCGCGAATACCATTCTTCTCAGCGGTGGGTGCTGATTTTTGGTCCTCTTTTGCGCGGTCTTTACGAGCCAAAGTTCCGTATCCATCAATATCCCATACGCCAGGTTCTTTAATGGCTTCATGGTTATAGAAATACCTCTCCGATTTGCTTAAGAGGAAGATATACTCATGAGCTTTTGTCGGCCGATCGGTTACGGATTCCGGCATGGGATTGGGCTTGGACCAAATAATGTCTGAGCGCAGATACCAACCGGAGGCCTGCAATGCGAAAGCCACGCGCCAGGGGATGCCAACCAAATCTTTGGGTTTTAGTCCATGCGGGGTATTGGGATTGCCGCCACCCCATCTTTTAACGCTTCTATCCTTTGGCTTACATTGCTCCCAACCGGGCCGCTCTGATGCAAATGAACCTCCGCCACCCTTACCGCTGCCGGCATAGCTATCACCAAGATTTAGCCATAGCGTACCGTCATCTTTTAGCAGCTGGAAAACTAGGCTAAAAACCTCTGACATGGCTTCAACATATTGTTCTGGCGTTTCTTCTAGCCCCAGCTGGCCATCGCAATTGTAGTTACGCAAACCCCAATATGGGGGGCTGGTAACGCATGACTGCACCTTAACCCCTTCATCGATAAGGCGTTGCATAACTTCAATACAGTTGCCGTTGTAAATCATTCTTTATATTTTCCACATCTTTTGCATTCCATACCAACCCCGTCCCCACTCATAAATCTGTGCAAACTATTTTGTGAGCCGAATGGTGGCAAATACCACTCATGGCCACGGAATGAGCATGAGCACACATAAGCAACGCCAATGATAATTAGTATAAATATTCCGCCCGCTAAATTCGGTTCCATGAGCTATGAATCCCTCGATGGGTTACTTTGCTGTTCAACAAAGGTGGCAAACAGTTTGGCTGATTCTTCACCCATGACAGCAATAACAGTGTCACCATACGTCATGTGATACTGACGACCAGACCATATGCCCGTGTCAGTATCCCGCACTCGGTAGCAAGCCAGTTTGATACCCCCGGCAATAAGAACGCCTTCGCGCCGGACAATGTCGTCTTTGTCATATTTATTTGTCATGACCTACCTACATTTACTTGATTAACTTGGTTGCTGGTCCGTGTAACCACAAGTGGCACAGATAAAATCAACGTATTCGCCGGGATTGTATTGCGAGGCATACCGCGAATCTATGCCGTGGTGAGTACGCCAGCTATCTTCGCACCCATGCGGGCATTTCATCCCCATTGGACGTGCGCGGTTGCCATTTTGGACATTGCACTGGTAAACGCTTTCTTTTACTGACATCATAAGACTCTCCTCCCGTCCGTTAATTCGTAGTTATTTCGTTGATCGTCTCTCCGACCTGTCACGAACGGTTTGCCAAGCCATCGTTCACTTGTCTCCGCCATATCTGGGCCTTGTGCGGAGATTAACTTAAACTTGTCACACCGTGGTAATTCCGCTACCAAGCGGCAGTGCTTAAGCCAAACCCAGAGTTACTTTTTACCCTTGCGGGGTATCTCGTTATTATCCCTAGCCGTTATACGTATCTATGCTGCTTCCTTAAGTTTCTCCGCGAACCGATCCGCGCCATATTGCCCCTTAACCAGCGCAGCAATCTGCTTTGCGGTATAGGTGTCATCTAGGCTCTTTCCGGTTGTCTCCACGAAATGACGGACACCCGCACCGCATGCACCAGTGACAGCACGGTAAATACTAATCCATTCCGTACCTGTAGCTTTTTTAGGAAGCTTGCCATCGAACTTAGCAACGGCCTTATAGATTAAATCTTCACGCGCTTCCTTGATGGTCTTGCCATGCGCGGAATTGCCATTTTCTTCACTAACGACAAACAAGATTTTTCCATCGTCGGTTTTGACTTTTTTCACACCCGCTTTATTGGAAATAACTCGAGAGAAAATACCGTCTGAGAAATCAACGGCTACCCATTTGCCACCCTCAACTATGTACCATTGGTCGGCTTTAAGTTTCTTTCCGTCTACAATGTCGGCTTTACCGCCTATAGGTATGCACTTACCGTCTTTTGCGATGTATTCAGAGGCCATTAAAAGATTCCCTTTATCACCCTTAACGGCGGCACGATAGCCCACGGCAGTACAGGCGCTATGTTCGCCAGACGATGCAGCCGTGCTGTAGTAGCCAGACGATGCAGCCGTGCTGTAGTTGCCAGACGATGCAGCCGTGCTGGAGTTGCCAGACGATGCAGCCGTGCTGTAGTGGCCAGACGATGCAGCCGTGCTGTAGTGGCCAGACGATGCAGCCTTGCTGGAGTCGCCAGACGATGCAGCCGTGCTGTAGTTGCCAGACGATGCAGCCTTGCTGTAGTTGCCAGACGATGCAGCCGTGCTGGAGTCGCCAGACGATGCAGCCGTGCTGGAGTTGCCAGACGATGC